TGAGCATCTCTTAGGAGATGGCCTAAAGAGTTGAAAAGTGCAGTGAGAAAAATACCCGAAGGCATTCCCCAAACTACTAGATAGACCATATCTCCACAAATGTGAATACGACATTGGGCTGCTTCTCCTACAAGTCGAAGTCTTCTCAAAACTTCTCCTTCGCGGGCACCATAATAAAATGAATTATTTGCATCGTAGTTGATCGTTCTCACGTCTGTAAGTACCCATCTAGCTAGATTTGCTGCTACTTGAGCGCAGTCTTCCCAAAGATCGTTGCCAAAACTTCCATCCCAGGCTGCTACGTCTCCGTCGCTGAAATTGAGACCTACGCGCTGTAAGAATTGAACTAACTGAGTGACTTCACTGCCAAACATATTCAGTCCAATTGCCATCCGGGTTTGAACTCCTTGGTCTTTGACATATTGGTAAAACCACCAATAATATTTCTTTTGTATTATAAGCCACGCCAGATTTCCGATATTAAATAATCTGGTTTCTCCTTTGGCTATTTTAGCTGGTTTGCGTCTTTCATCTTTCGGATGATCAAGAAAGATGTTTTTGAGTGGAACTCCTGTTGTAAATAATTGATGTTCGACTTTCGCAATCAAGTCTTCAATTTCAGGGAGCAATTTGTATTGGTGTCTTCCATCAGGGAAATCTTCTAGTTGTTCAAAACATCCATATTTTCCTTTTCCTCCTTTGAGAACAAAAGGAAAACCGGGTGAAGTTTTCATGTTGAGGGGTTCTACATTTACTCCATCTCCATTGACTGCTTGTTCGTTGGTAAGAATGCGATATTTGTAACATTCCCATGGTCCTGGTCGATTTTTCATTAACATGCGGGAAACCATGTCAATGGCTCTGACCCGTGTAGTTCTGTCTGGAACAGTTTTAATTGTTGAAAATTTGTTAATGCCTACGTGAATAGGATCAACTTGTTCATCTAGACGAGGGTCATACATGCTGAGAGGAGCGGGTTCAGTACGATGAGGACTTAATACATCGTATAGAAGTGATGTACGCAAATCTGTTTTCCTGATTATACGTGTTGTTAATTCAGGTTTGGTTACACCAATGTATTGAGAAGCACCCACAAGAGGATGTTCTGCATGTTTTACATCAGTTCGGCATTGCTCAAATGCTTCTTCTATATCTGGACGTGAGGTGTGATTTACAGGACCTAATACAGAGAGCATTTCTTGGGTAACTGGAATGGCGCATCCGAAATTTTG